CGTTTCACTCACATAAATTTGTTCCAAATTTATATGGATATCCTTAAATTAGCGTAGCTAATGTGAACGCAGTGAACGTTGCGATAGCAACAGGAGTGAAACGACTTAAAATTGAAATAATTTTAATTTAAACATATTAAAACTATTAATTAAAAATGAATGCCAACAAAGAAATTGCAAATGCAATAAACGATAAAATTCTTAAATATGTTACTCATAAATCAAAAGTTATTGGAGAACGTGTCTATTGGGCATGTATCGATAAAGTATTTGAAGCACAACAATACGAAGAATATGATATGGATTCTAGTAATAATATTTATGTATCTTATAATCTAAAGAAAGAAGAAAATATTATTAACCAACCACATGACTCTATTACCTGCCAAATTATTTCTGATTATCGTAAAAATTTAAAAATTAGATTAGCTAATGAAGGATTTTATATTTCTTATAGTGATGATGAAATTAAGATATTCTTTTCACAACCGATAATGGACGATGATTTTGAAATTGAAGATGGAGATTCTGAAACAAATATAAATAAACTACGTTTTACTTCGTAAAACTACGTCTCGTTACGCTCAGTTCGTTCCACTCACTTATTATGATTTTTATTTAATTTTTATTTAATTTTTAATAATAATATAAATTTATCTAGGGTGAGCATAGCGAACTTTGACGCAGTCAAATTTTACGAAGTAAAACGAACGTAGTGAGATGAAGCGTAAGCGTAATTTAATTAATAGTTTAAAGATTAAAATACTTTTTTTATATATGGGAAAAGGTGATTTCAAATTAGAGATAAGAGGAGATGTTGATTTTTTAACAGACTTTCCACAGATATCATATTTTGATATAGTGTATAAAAGATATACTAATTTTGCAACAGAAATGATTTATTTACCAATGTCAGGTTCATTACAATTTGGTGAACAAATAACATGTATTATACCAAAAAGCGGAGATTTAATTCATAAAATGTATTTTACTGCTACTTTATCACAAGTATCTATTCCAAGATTAAATCCTATTGCTCCTATTGATAGAACATCTGCAATAGATATATATAATAATTATTTAACTTTTTTAAATATTATTTTTCCTGTTTATAGAAATATTTTAACAGAATTAAGTAATATTAATTATAATATATCTGATATCGCTACTATTTTTAATACTATTTTAGCTGATAAAACTTATTCTGCTTATCCCGGTACTGCACCTTACAATGATTTTAATGGAACAACTGTTGATTTTGTCCAACAATATTCTACTGTAACTAATTATGGTACTCCATCATATGATCCTACATTAGCGTTTAATAGTACTACTGGTGCGCTTGATATATCATTATTTACAGAATTTATAATGTCTACTACATATAACGATAAAAATTTATTTGCTAATACTCAAGGACCTTCTACTATTACAAATTATAATTTTGCATGGTTACCTAAAATTGGTCATTTATTAATTAAAAATATTGAGTTACAAATTGGTGGTCAAAAAATAGATAAACAATATACTGATTGGCTTAATATTTGGGAAGAATTAACTGTAAATCCATATATGCAACCTATTTATAATAAAATGATTGGTAATATTGAAGTTCTAACTAATTATAGTCCTGCTGGTACTCCCCAATATCAATTATTAATTCCTTTACAATTTTTCTTTAATCGTTATTTAGAATGCTCATTACCAATTATCTTCTTTAGATATCATGAAGTTAAAATTATTATTACATTAAATGATTTATATAGTATTGCAAATGTTGATCCACAATTAATTGCAGATGGTATTGATATTGATAATTATGTAAGTATTATTGATGGAAGATTATTAACTGAATATATTTATTTAGACCAAGATGAACGTGTAAAATTTGCAACTTATTCACATGAATATTTAATTGATTATATCCAAGAATATAATACTCCTATTATTAGCCAATTTCAAACAATTAATTTTGACTTTTTTAATTCCGTAAAATCATACTATTTTTTCGTTCGAAGTTACCAATCATTAAGTTTTAATAATTATGATTATAATACAAATATAGTTGTAACTGGAACAATTACTAGTCAAACTGTTAATGGTGCAACTGTTCCTATCTTTATTTTAGACCAACAATATTATGATCAATTTCCTATTAGTCCTTCTATTATTAATACATTCATTACATTTTCTAAAAGTAATTTTTATACTGGAACATATAAAATTATATCTACTAATAATGAACAATTCCAATTTGATGCAATTTATCGTGGTGATGATACTGCTACTATGACATCTACATTAAATGGACCATTAGATAATTTTGTTTTATTATTCGAATCATATCCTAGACAAAAACAATTAGATGGTAATTATATAAATACGGTATTTCCATATGGTCATCATTCATGTTCTCCTAAAAGTGATGGTATATATATGTATTTGTTCTCATTAGCACCTGAAAAATATCAACCATCTGGTTCAGCGAATCACTCTGCACTAAGATATACTGCTATGACATTATCTCTTACAGATGAATTCTGGAATTATGCAAATCAATATAATAATAATAGTATTAATAAAGCTTCTTGTGTAATCTATGGATTAACATATAATATCTTAAGATTATCTAATGGTATGGGCGCGCTATATTTTACAGCGTAATTAATTATAATTATAATTTAAACAAAATAATTATAATTATAATAATAATAATAAATATGGGAGGTGGGATTTTACAGATCGCCGCAAATAGTGCTGTTAATAATATATTCAATGATAATAATTTTAGCTTATTTAAAGTTGTTTACCATAAATATACACCATTTTCAATAGAAGATTATAAATTACCTTTATCCAGTTTAAGTGATTTTGGTAAAAAATTAGATGTTATCATTCCAAAAGTTGGTGATTTATTAACTGACATAGTATTAAATATTGAATTACCACAAGTAACTGGTAACTATACTTTTCAAAATGGCACCGAATATTTAAATTATTTAAATAGCCAATATACCTTTGTTACTATGACAGATAAACAACAATATTATGAAAATTTATACAAAGAAAGTCTCGGTAATACATTACAAACTTATTTACTACGTGATACTACATTTACTGGTGCAACTGGTTCTACTGATTATCAATTAATGTTACCTTTATTGGATACATCTATGTTTTTAAATTCCGGTATTAGTCAAAAATATTCACTTGAAAATTATTTAAATAGTCAATTTATTTATTCCGGTTCTGGTACTAATACTGGTTCAACTGGTCCAAATTCTGTATATTTTGATAATCAATTTAAATTACATACTATTAATCCATTACAATATTCTCAAAAATCATCCACTACTAATATTGATTACTTAAATTATGCTTTCCAAGACAAAGAATTCTACTTTTTTATTGCAAATTTATTAAATATTAAAGAAATTGATCCTAACTATGTTATCACTTATTTTGATAAATGGCAAACTATCTATTATAATACTGTTAATAAATATATTTTAAAAACTCCTGAAATTGCAGCTTTTAATCAACTTATCGTTAATATGAATACTGAAATTACAAATTCTGAGCAAATTAATAATTACGTATTTAATTATAATAATCTTTACACTATTCCTCCATTAGATTATCTATATAATATTGTTCTACCATTAAATTTTACTACTAATTATATTTTAACTTTCCTTCAATATGAAAATGTAACTAATCCTAATAATTATTTATTAGATTACACTTCTAATTTCTTATCTATTTTTAATAGAAATTACATCTTAGTAAAACGTAGTGGTGTAATAATAGGTGCAGTTGTAATTAAAAATATTACTGATTCAAATCCTGTTACATTAAATGTATATCCATTTAGAAACAATCTCACAAATAAAGTTATTAACACGAATAATGACCAATTATTCTTATATTATGGATTTACTAATACTACTTCCCAATTAGAACCAATTAACTTTGCAACTATCACTAATATTAAACTAAATATTAATAATTATCAAGAATTTACATTAGACCGTTCTGCTCCAATTGCAATAAATGATGTAATTATTGTTGGAATTAATTCGGGTAAAAATCCAAATAATAATTATAATAATATTTATGGGATTTTCAAAGTTCTCGAAATTAGAAGAGGATTATCAGGGACCGATGATGGTATTACCACTAGTAACTATAATACTACTATTACTGTATCGCCTCTTGATCTTGATCAATTATATTTAACTGATACATTATTATTTGATAGTAACTCTTCTGTTTCTACTACAACTTTTTATACAGATTATAATACTACTAATGCAGCAACATATAATCCAAATACTCTTGCAAATATAATTAAAACATTTGTATATTCTGATGTATCTATTAAATCTATTATTCAAACCCCAATTACATCTGTATCTGAAACATTATTAAAACAAATTATTAACTCTAATCCAGATTTTGTATTAACATCTAGTGAAGTAACTACTATTCATAATAATATTGAAACTTGGTTAGAAGATAGTTACGATGTATTATTTAATTACATGAATTTAGTGTACTTTAAAACAATTATTAAAACTCAAAATAATCAAGACTATTTAAATAATATTTATTTTGCTGTTAATTATGAACAATTAAATAATTTATTTGTATTAGATGGTGTTGGTAATACTAACTTTTCAAATATAGTAAATAATACATTGAGATATGAACAATATTTAATAAATACAATTAATAAAAATATTACAAATAATCCAAATTATAATCCAAATTTATCTTACACTAACTTTTTAACTAATTATATTATTCAACAATATCAAAATACATCCGTTAATTTCTATAATAACTGGACTTCTGATTTAATTGCTATTAGTCAAAATTTAAGTGATAATTTAGTAAAGATTCTTAACTATGTGCAATATGGTGGTGTTAGAAAAACTATTTTAACATTTAGCATTGATAATATTCCATATTCAATTAATAAAATTACTCAAATGAATTTATATTACAACTTACAACAAAATGGTGTATGGTCTTTACAAAAAATTACTATTCCTACATCATTAATTACATTAGGTACTGGAACTATTTCATTTGATTTAACTTCATTAATATTACAACTAAAAATTCCTTTTAATTTACAATTTATTGATTTCGGACCTTCTTCATATTTAAGTGCTACTAGTTCTACTCTATTGCCTCCTGTTGGTAATAGCTGTTTCTATTATACCTATAGTAATACTGGTAGTACTGGTACAACTGGTGCAACTGGTTGCAATATTTATAGTTTAAAATCCAGTGTTGATAATTATTCTACTAATATTATTCCAGTAATTAATAATAATTCATTAATCACTACTCAATTATATGGTAATAATATTTTATTAGATTACATCAATACCATGAGCGAAGAAATGTTTGGTAATATGGAAAATTATGAAATTTCTAGAGCATCTATTATCAGAAATGGTGGTTCATTATATTCTCAATATCAAGAAGATACAATTGATCAAGGAACACCATTATTAGAAAACAATACATACATTATTACTTATAATTCTGATTCATATTTCCCAAGATATTTATACAGCAAAGAAGTTCAATTATACCAAAATATTTATCAAAAAGTAAATGACTTATCAAAAAACTATGCAACTCAAGCTACTGGAACTTCATCTATTTATTTTATGAATAATATTAATTATCCTACAACTGATGGATATAATTACACATTAAATTCTCAAGGAAGTTTACCTTATTTAGATCCTACACAAATTCCAATTTTCTATGAACCTAATAACTATGCTTACAATTTATTAAATAAGATTGATATCTATAATTTTACGATGACACCTGGTACTGGTTCTACTGGTACTAGTTCTACTGGATTTACTGGATGTACAGGAACATTTTGGAATTCGTATAACTTTTCAACATATTTATTAGAATTAGAAGAACATTCAACTAGCATGCAAGAAACATATTTACAACAATATTGGAATAGCGTATTTGCTACTAATGGTGTAACAACTGCAAATCAAAATGCATATTATGCTGCATTATCTAGCAAAGATGACGGATTATTAATGTATTATATTTATAAATATTTGAATGAATTATTAACTATTTATGGTGATGCATATAATTTACCTGTAAATTTAAATGAAACATTTTTTAAGACGATTTATCAATTATCTCCCAATTTCTTAGGTTCTTGTTTATTTAATGCAATGACATTTATTTTAAATACAACTACATATTATACTCAATTTAATGGGACAGATAATTACTACCAAACATACAATAATTTAATTCAAGGGGTTACTACTTTGTCTACATTATATTCACAATTTTCATTATTACCACAATACACTATAGATATACCTACTTTTAATAATAATATCGCTACTATGATTTATGAATTCTCTAATATTTTTACTATTGTTGGTAATCTATGCAACAAATATAATATCGATATGGTATTATCAGCTACTGTTACATTAAGTAATTATCCTATTATTTATAAAATTCACGGTAGTGGTGATTTAGTTAAAGTAGTATTAGCAACTGACCTATATAATATTACTAGTGCAACGGGAACTAATTTATCTTCAACATTTGCATTCCCTACTGGATACAGTATTGATACGTATTATAAACAATTTAATTTATCAATTCACTATGATTATTTGAAATATGTATTCTTTGCTGGATATGGTGGATTATTAAATGATCCATTATATACTGGTCCAACATTAGTAAACTTATATGCTAAACTTAATAGTTGGTTACCTAGTATTACTAGCTCTGATTCAGCTGTATTTTATGCATATCAAGTTGGTGCATATTTGCCAAATATGGAAGGTAGTCTTATTCAAAGTTATCAAGCATGGATTCAAAGACAAGCTCAACCATATTTCTATTATTTTAATACATTGGCTATTTATTACGACATGATGTACAGCTATTCTGGAAAATCATTCATTTCTGAATATTATACTGGAATCACTGGTACAACGGGTGCTACAGGTATGTCATATAATAATCGACATGATATTTTCCAAGGTGAAACTGTTTATGCTACTAGAATGGCGTATGGTACTCGTGATTATACTAATAGAATTTTAGGAAATAGCATGAGATTTAATTTATTAGACCAAAGATTATATGGTATTTTAAATAATTTTAAACATGCAAATGCTTCATCTTTAACTGCAATGGATGCAATCCCAGAAATATTTATCTTAAATAACTTGAATGCCAGATTTACAGATTATCAAGAGTTCTTAACTTTACTCAAATATTCTATGGATGTTACAGGACCGTATCCTAATAATGATTTATATTTACAAATTATTACACAATTTAAAGTGAATAGTGTTCCCATGACTGATCTTAATATTTATGATAATTGGAATACATATTTATTAAATTTTACATATAATTTTAGATCTTTATTAAATGGATTAACTAATACCATTACTCAGTATAATCAATTATCATCCAATACATTAAATATGTCTTCACTTGGTTATGAATTATTTAATTTTATTAATACATTCTTTAATAGTAATGAAAGAAATTTTGCAGATATCAATGCATTACAATATTTAAGTAATACTAAATTTCATCACATTATTGATGAATATAATACTATTTTTAGTGGATTAACTAGTTTTCCACAAAAACAAACATTAATTAATGATTTTGCATATAGAGATAATAACTATCAATTAATTACATTAGATTTTAATACATTATCATTACAACAAATTGCTGGACCATACCAGTCTGATATATCATTGTTTAAACAATTATTTACAACTATGTTGAATTACAGACAAAAAAATATTTTAACACAAAGTTTAACACAAGAACAAATTTCATTATACAATGATTATTATTCTGTAAATGATGTAACATCTTTAACATTTTATGACAAATTCTTTAAATTTTCAAGCAGTGTTGATTATAATTTAATTCCATTGATATACAATGATTTATATAATATTCAAAATGCATCGCATACTGTAGTATTTTATTTGAATTTATTATATTCATATTTAAGTAATAATTCTGCCAAACCTGATATTGCTAATTATGATAATCCAAATTTACCAATCAGTTATTATTTCTTAAAATATTTATCAACTGGTAATCAATATTTCTTTAGTAATTTCCATCAATTAAAATTAGATAATACTAATTTTTTCCCCTATAAATCTGTTCCTGCACAAGTCAATACTTATTATGGTCCAACTGGTCCAACTGGTCCTATTGGTTATAATGGTTATCCTACACCTACAGGTGCAACTGGTTACAGACCCGATTCATTTATGTATATTTTTGCATTATATCAAATACAATTTAGAAATTATAATTATGGATTCCTAGGTGATACATTTGTTTATGATGATCCATTAAATAAAGATATTCGACATATTACTGGATTAAATATGTACAGTGGTTATACTGGTATTAACCAAGAAGTTGCTGCATTTGATAGTGTAATAGTTTCTGCCGCTGCAAAAGGTAATATTGATTTTTTACAAAGTGTTCCTCATCCATTCTTTATTAATAAACACATGGATAATTTATTATTTATTTATGATTTATTAAATGATTTAAATAATGTTCCTGATGATGCTCCATTATCATATATACTACCAAATAATGAAAATTATGAACAATTTTTAAATGAAAAACCAATTGTAACAAATTCATTCAATCAAAATGGTTTAATTACTGGTGGATATCCATACACTATCGGTATCTTATCACCTTATAATTATATGGGTACATTAACATTACAAGATTCTTCTGGTACTACAATAAATTGTTATATTGAAGGTAATGTAGTATTACCATCTGTCATTGCACAAATATATTATTTCTTAATATCTGAATGTTTTATTTTAAATCAAACTGAATTAATTGCTTCTTCTTATCAAAATACTCCAATGTCATTAGGTAATATTCTAAGTAACGTAACTGCTGTTCAATGGAAAAGTGGTTTAATTAATGTAATTTGTGAATATTTATATTTAATATTAAAATCTAAAAAAATTATTTACCAGAATTCATTACATGAAATTTCATATGAAGATTTATATTTAAGAATAAAAACATTCACTTCAATTGATAGATTAAAAGATATTGTGGATATGTTTATTAATTCATTAACAAATATTAAAATTAATACATATACTACATTTTCTACAGGTCCTTCCGGTCCTACTGGAACAATTAATAGTATATATACAGCAGTATATGAACAATTTAAATTACCTCAAGCATTCTCATTAGATACTATTAAAACCAATATTAACTATGCAAATTACTATCGTTTAATATTTGCAATACGTCAAAGTTTAATTGGTAAATACAATAATTTTAATGAAAGAGTACAATTTCATAATAACTATGATTACTGGAAAGTAAATAATCAAATTCTTGCATCTGAATATGAATTATATATTCCTGACCCATTAGGTGGTTATACTGGTTCTGCAGGACTTACTGGAAATACAGGATGTTATTTAGTTAAAACATCTGATTTTGATACATTTAATAATGGATTTTATGTCTATAAGGAAGCTCAACTTTATTATACTATACCTGCAAATTTATATACCACTATTATTGATTATATTATACAAAATATTAATAATTCTATTTTTAATAGCGATGGTACTAAACCAACTAAATATAATTTCTTAAATTTTCAATATGTATATACTGGTTACAATGTAGAATTAACATTATTTAATGTATATTTTGATAATCCTGCTAATACATATAATATAATTATTACTACTGGTAATAAACAAATTGGAGGTATAGGTACAGCTGGTACAGCACTTGGACATAATTTTTATATTCCATATAATGCATTGCCATTTGGTTATGATTATAATTTTGGAAATCAAACAGTTAGATATCAACAATTATTATATCAAACACCATCACCCAAGGATTCCAATGATATTGGTATTTTAGAAAATATGTTTACTATATTTAAAAATGTTCAAGATATTCCAACTGATATGGGTATATTAACATCTTATGGTGGACCACCTATAAATTATGTATTACCTACGGGTACTAATGAATCATATTATAATTTTATTAATTTTCAAACATTTATTGAAGCATTTATTTATTATGATTATGTTCCTGTAAATCCTCAAAGTGCAGTAGTAACAGCTGTTATAGCACCAACATCCGCACAATTAAATACATCAACTACTTTTTCATTTATTCTTAATAATTGGTCTGAATTTTATGGTAAATATTTCTATGTATATGATTGTCAAAGTAATCCTGCATATATTCCAACTCAATCAGATGCAGTTAATAATGGTTCTAATGCAGGACAAATACAAATTATTAATGGCCAGTATAAAGGAGATTTAAATATTACATTTACAAGCGGTGGTGCTCATTATTTAGCAATTACAAATCAACAAATAATTGATGGTTCTACTCCATTTGGTTCTAGCCAAGTAGCAATTGTTGCTGCGTCTCCAATTCAAGTATCTTTTATTATTGGAGGTTCTATCGATGCAAATTATACAATTGTAACTATACCTACCACCTTTAATATTATATTATATGATTGGAAATCCTCTTATCAAACAACTAAATTCTATACATATTTATCAAATAATAATATTAATTTTAATAATGCTAAATTTGATGGTACTGGTAATGGAGATGGTCCATTTCCTATTAATTATAACTCATTTAATAATACATATTATATTACAGCAGTTTTAATATTTAATCCAAATTTAGTAAGTTCTAGTCGTGAGTCTATTTATATATCAGATGTAAGTAATTATGCTAATATATCAAATGCTCAAATTTTCTTTAAAATTACTAATGTTACATCCAATTCAATAAATTTAATTGATGATAATCCAGCTATTTACATTAGTAATGATATTGATCCTATTTCAAAAATAGGTAATATATATGATGTTAATGGTAATGTAAATCCTGATGCATATATTAATTTAAATGAACAATTTACGATTGAATTACCAAATTGGCAACCATATTATCAAATTAATCAATTATATGCATATTTTGCAACTGGTCCAAGCGGTCATTATTTAGAAGATGATAAACAAAATTTATATACTCCATTGGATGGTAGTCCATTTCCATTAACTTATATATCAGGTCCAACTGGTCCTTATCAAATGACTATTAATACAAATTTTAATAATTTTAATAATTACTATTTATACCTTACATATGACCCAATTTGTGGTCCAACTGGTTATACTGGATACACTGGTTATACTGGTACTACTGGTGAAACTGGACCAAGTGGATACACCGGTTATACTGGACTTACCGGTACAGAGGGAATTAATTTTGATGTATATAATAAAGGTGTTATTTTATTTGCCCAACGCACAACTCCAAATACAGGAAATCCTAATATTTTACCAATGAATTCAACTATAAATACTAATTTAATTGGTGGTCAATGGACTAATATTTCTAGTAATTTTGGATATGGATTAGACCAAAATAGTTATTTTGGAACACAAAATGGTCAAATTGGTTCTGCTACATATGTAAATGGTGGTTATGTAAATGGGGTATTTGAAACTATATTAACAGTTGATGGTCCATATGATTTTACTGGTGATACAATTTCATTACAATTAGAATGTGGTGGATTAACATATACAATTACTAAAACAATAACTGATAGCTCATGTAATGCGACAATTACAATAGACGATAGTACTTCAGTTGTCTACACTACATCTACTGTACCTCAAAGTCCTAACCAAAATTGGACATACGTCCGTATTGTTAGAACAGCTGATAAAGGGTTTTTATTTTATTTTTCTAATAATGGTTATATTACAAATACTACTCCTATTGCATATAATAGTCCTAATGGAGAATGTACTGATTCTCTAATATTATCTACTGATCCATCTTATGGTACTGGACCAATTCATATTGGTTTCTATCAATTTAATGTTTATACATTAGTTGAATCTTCATCTTATGGTTTAGCACCAGTTAACTTTATATTAAATGACCCATCACCAAATATACTTAATGTTGTTCAAGCAACTGGTCTAACTGGTACTTCTAGTACATATGTTGCAATTGTTGGACAATCAAATACTATACAAATAAATTTAATCAATTGGAATACTTATTATTCAGATATTGGTATTAATCAATTATATATGTATACTACTGGTAATGGTTCTACTGGAACATGGTCTAGTTATTTTCCAATTAATGATATAGAATCACCTGTTCCTATTACAACATCTGACAATATTAATTATTATGCAATATTTAATGCACAATTTGATTCAAGTTATATTGGTATACCACAATATATGTATTTAACATATAATCCTATTTATGGTGCAGGTGTTACTGGTAATGCAGTTCCTTATGATCAAGGTGCTGCAAGTTTAGAAGTAAGTTTACCTGATTTATCTGATTATGGATATTTAGATATAGTTAATCCATTAATAGTTGGATTTACTGGTCCGAATGGTCCAACTGGAACAATAAATTTAAATACATTTGTAAATAATAAAATTAATATTTACCTTGAAAATTATTCACCTAATTATGCAATAAGTGGTGGAGGTGGCGCTTCTATGTATATTCACCTTAATAATAGTGAAATTTATTACTCAGATATATTTACATCATTTTCAACAGGTCCCAGTGGAACAGCAGAATTATCATTTGGTCCATTTTTCTATTCATATTCTAGTGTACCTACAATATATCAAGGTATGTATGATCCATTTACAGGTGTTGGTAACCCACTTATACTTATATCTAATAATCCAACATGGAACGAGGGTTCGATAAATAAGTCTGTTGGATATGTGACTAATGTAATTGGTCCAATTAATGCTACTATAAATCCATCTACATATAACAACAATAGTGAAGATTCTGTTATATTTGATATTAATTTAGCTAATTGGGATTGGACATATATTTCATCTGGTGCTATTACTGTAAATATAGTATATTTATATTTATTAGGTAATGTATACACTAATACAATTATATTAGGACCTTATAATATTCCATCAATTAGTCCTCCAACTATAGGTGCTGATTTATTATTTACTATTAATCCAGGTGATTTAGCTGAATTGATGAATGATACATATACTATTTATATTACAGATACATATCCATCACCATTGCCGACACCTGGTATTCCACCTTCTACTGGATATTTATGTCAACAATTAAGTAATACACTTCAAATTACTTCTTAATTAATTTAATTTTTAATATAAATAAATTATTCTAATATTAATTCAATGACAACTAATATTACAAATAATACAGGGTATTTAATAAAACTACTTAGCCCTAATCAAATCAATACTTTTAATGATTTCCAATTACAATTTAATATTTACAGAAATTTACAAAGTGAATTAACATTATCACCAAATGGCAATAACGATAATAGTTTTAATGATAATGATATATTAACTGTGACTTTACGTTCTGATAATTATGTAACTGGTCGTTCATATACTGTTACTAATAATTTAAAATATAATGTAAATCAAATAAATTACACATTATCATCTAATAATAAAATATTTACTAAATTATCTACACGTATAGATGGTGAATATTATTTAGTTATTTCTTCATCAAGTAAAACATATACATCAGATCCAAATAAATTTATTTATATTACAACAAATTTAAATAATAATGTAACTTTTCAGATTAATAAAGATAATTTATCATATAATGTTACTAAAAATACAAATTTATTATTAAATTATACTGCATACGGATTTAATCTTGGTTCTACATTTAATATAAAAATTGGTGATTTTTATCAATCTCCACAAATAAATGTTACCAAAAGCAATTCATATGAACTTTCAATAACTATTCCAAATAATATTATTAATAAAAATTATAATGCTGTATTGAATCATGAATATGGTCGTATAATGGATATTGTTTCTGATATTAAAGTAAATACATTTATTCCAAATGCAAATATTTTACCATGTAATGGTTATAATGGTATTCCTTTTAATCAAAATCTATCAACAATAGTTATAAAGAATACTACTAAAACAATAGCTTTACCCCCTGAAGTTATTGGATTAAATGTAAATATTATTTATAATAATACATCTTATAATGGTAATATTAATATTAATAATTTAAAAAATTTTAATAAAAATGAGTTAATAATTAATACTGACGATAATAATACAACGTTTAATATTAATAATCATCGAATTTTTGATAATGAGTTATTATATAATGCATTTTCAAATCAACAAATTATAGAAGTTAATCAACAAAATCAAATTAGTATAACTTATTTATATCATGATAGTTATTTAATTAATTTAAATAATATTAATACATATCATATTAATAATAATAAAGTTACTATTGATAAAAAATTAGATGTGTATATTAGTAACAATAGTGATGAATTAAATTTAAAATTATATGGTACTTTCCCAATTATAAATGATTCTTATGGTAAATATCTGTCATTAAATACTGATATTTTTAATTTAACCGGTGAATTACATTTTTATTTTAAAAATTCAATCAATCAGATTAAATATGTAGGTTCTATTAATCTCATTGATAAAATAGATAATTCACCTATTGATAATAATGTATTAACAAGTCCTGTTAATACACAATATTTAATTAAAATATTAAGCCCTACTATTATTAATACAAATGATGATAATTTTACAATTAATTTTAATATATATGAAAATGCATTTAATGATAACGATGTATTAAAAGTAGTATTACGTTGTGATAAATTTGCTACTGGTAGAGAATTTACTGTTACACAATATTTAATTTATGATAAAAATCAATTAACATATTCTTTATCTAATAGTACTCGTATTTTTGATTTATTATCAATTGGTATTGATGGAGCATATTATTTAATTATTTCTTCTGTTGATAAAAGATTAACATCAAATCCAAATAAATACATTTATATTACTAGAAATGAAAATAATAAAAATATATCATTTAATATTAATCAATATAATTTATCACATAATACTACTCAAAATTCTGAATTATTATTAAAATATTTTGTTAATGGATTACGAAAAGATTCCACTTTTAATCTTAGTATACCAGGAATTTATCAATCTCATCAAATTCAATATTCTAAACCTGGATTATATTATCATACTATTCTAATTCCTAATAATGCTGAAAATAAAAATTATAATATCCAATTGACACATGAAAATGGATATGTAATGGATATTACTTCTAGAATTAAAGTTAATAATTATAAACCATCTTCTAATATTATTCCAAATTATGGGTTTAATGGTCATTCATTTACTCAAAATTTATCAAATAATAGATATACAGATACTACTAATACATTATCAATACCACCTCATATCAGTAGTATTCAATTAAATATTATTCATAATAATATATTATATAGTGGTAATTTAAAATTAAAACAAAATAGTATTATTACATTCACTACTAACAGTAAAAATTCTCAAATATCAGTTAATAATCTTAATATTTTTAATAATAAACTGTTATTTAATGCATTAGGTAATATGTCTATTACTAAAAATATTAATAAAGACAATGAAATTTATATTGAATATAATGCAATTGATAGTTATATTATAAATTTAAAAGATATTAATCTATATCATATTACTAATAATAATATTTCAATTGATAAATATTTGCATGTTTACACTGGTTATAATACTGATGGAATAAATTTAAAATTTTATAAAACATGTCCTGTCCAAGAAGATATGAATGGCAAATTTATCTCATTAAATACCAATAAATTTAATTTTTCAGGAGAATTACATTTTTACATCAAAAATTCACTACAATCTACTCCATTTTATGTTGGTTCTATTGATATTACTGATATCCCAATCGATTATACATATGATTGTAATTGTAATAATCTTGTTATTAATAATCATGATAAATTCTCTATTAATAAATATACTCTTCATGTTGTTGATGATTTACATGGAAATAATCCAAAATATACTTCTATAATTCCGCATAATAATGGTATAATTAATTTAGATTATTTAAATAATTTTGATGTTAATAACAAACATATTAAAATAGTGGGTGTTAATAATAATATTGCTGTAAATACAGTTATTAAAACACCAATTAAATCAAACTATACTCCATTAACTATTTCAAGACCAATTATTACGGAACAAATTCCATTTGTTAGTTTGCCTATTAAATCTAGTTTAACTATTAATCATAATTTTAGTAAATTAATTGCACCTTCTAATAAATCTACAAAATTTATTGGAAATCCACCAACTTCTAGCAAATCATTAGTAACATCATTCTTAAACTACAGAGAAAATAATAAATCTAATTTTTTATTAAATCTACCTACATCTAATAGTATTGGACCAACTGGTTTTAATTCATCAATATATATTCCTAGTAGCAATTATACTGGTACTGGAACGATTCAAACTGGATTTCAAACATTTTTAGTTGCAAATATATTGGGTAATTTTCCTACTTTAACTGTAAACACACCTGTTACAATTATTAGTGACCAATATAATTATATGATTGGATTAGTAACTTATATTGATTCTGTTAATATAATAGTAGATATAGTTCGTACAGTCGGTTCTGGTTCGTATATTAATTGGATTTTTACGATTTACGGTAATTTATTACAACAATATACAATAGCACCGGGTAATTTACAAATTGATACTGCTAATAGCACATTTGATAATATTCAAGGCTCGTTACCTACATTAACTGTAGGAAATACAATAATTATATATGCATACAATGGTAATTATATGATTGGTACAGTTACATCTATTACAAATCCACTTACAATACCTATTTACAATATTAATGTTACATATGTATCCGGTAATGGAACATATAGTAATTGGGTAGTAAGTATTGCTGGTAATTTAATTCAATCGTTTGATATTGTAAATAATGGATTAGTAGTTATATATGATTCTGGTGCTACTCAATCCATTGGAAATCTTCCTACATTAGCAGTAGGAAATACTGTTAAAATTGAGTCTGTTTTAAATAATACTTTTGATTACATGTATGGAACAGTTAACTCTATTAGTGATATTATTACTACTCAATACAATATTATTATTAATTCTGGACAAATAGCAGGTACTTATTATAATTGGAATGTCAGTTTATATCCTGGTCCTACTGGTTCAACTGGATCTACAGGTTCTACTGGTTCAACTGGTCCTGCTAGTACAAGTTATATTGGTGTATATACAATATTTGATACTATTACTAAAACGACACCATCTTATTTCTTAGAATCATATGGATTATATAATTATAATAATATGCCAACATTTGGTTCACAATATAACAACTATGATGGATATTTAATATTACAACCTGATCCTTTATCAAATTCTATTTCTCAAAATTTAGGAACATTAAATTTATTCATTTCTAATATTTTGGGACAACTCGCTAACAAAAATATAAATGTAATTAATGTTCCCAGCCAATTTCAATCTACACTTTTAGGTCAAAATTTTGTCGCAGCAACACACACGTTTGAATATTATAATAATACAATTTATAACAATCAAGAAATTAATGTGCAAGCGTCACTATGTTTAGATACTGTTATAAATAATACATTAATTTTAAATACTTCTACAATTCAAAGTAACTTTTTACAATCTTATAATAATGAAGTTAGAAATTATGTTGGACAAAATACAGTTAATAATGAAATTGCAGTTGTAAGTAATTTAATTCAAAATCCCGCTAGATATGCATGGATTGAAGATGTAGGACGTTATATAACGCAATATGTTGAATTATCGATTAATACAATTTCTATTGAAAAATTAACATGTGATTGGGTAAATGTAATGGCTCAATCATTCAATCCTGTTGGTCAAATAAGAGGTTCATATAAAATGACTGGCAATGTTCCTGAATTAACTGCATTTAATAGTAACGTAATTCAACCATATAAATTAAATGTTCCATTACCATTTTATTTCAATAGATATAAAAATGCTGGATTAAGTATTCCATTAATTGCATTATTACATTCTGATGTAAAATTAACAATCCAAATGGAAAAATTAGAAAATTTAGTTATTATGGATCCATTAACTGCTATTTCTGTAAGTGGTAGACCTAAAATGAGTCTAGCATTAAAATATATTTATTTGGATAAAAAAGAAAGAGATATTTTTGCTAAGAGTAAGCATGAATATTTAATTGAACAAGAAACTTATCGTAAATATTTTAATAATAGTTCATATTTCTCTACAAAAATTAATTTAACAAATCCTATTAAAGATTTATACTGGTTTGCACAACCACTCGTTAATATTCAAAATAAACAATACTTTAATTATACTGAATCTAAATTTTATAAATTATTATCTAACTATGATAGATACGATGAAGTAAATCCAATTACTACTTTTTCCAGACAATATTGGAAAACATTATACGCCGCTAATCCTGATATTAAATATATTCCTGCTGTTACAAATGGTATCGTAAAAGATTATCCATACCCATCTAAATCACCAATTAATAATACAGAATTAAGATTAAATGGTCAACAACGATTTAACTTTACTAGTGACCAAACAACTGGTATGAATTATTATTTATATCCAAATATTCCTGTTTCTGGTATTCATGTATACAGTTTCTGTAGACATCCTGCTGAATATCAACCATCTGGCTCTTGTAATTTTTCTATTTTAGGTGATGCATATTTTACTGTAGAAACTGATCCTTTACCATACAATCTCACTATTATTGCTAGAGGATATAATTTATTAAGAATTATGGGTGGCCAAGCCGGATTGGCATTTGAAATATAAACTCGCTTTGCTCCTGTTGCTACGCAACGTTCGTTTCACTCACATAAATTTGTTCCAAATTTATATATAGATATCCTTAAATTAGCGTAGCTTATGTGAACGTTGCGTTAGCAACAGGAGAATTGCTAAGCAATTCGAGTTTATATTAATATAAATTTGGAACAAATTTATGTGAACAAAGTGAACAAATTTTTAGTAAAAATTTAGGAGAATTATAAATTCGAGTTTAAAGATAAATAAATTAATTAATATTATGGTAAACGGTCAAGTTCAATTAGTGGCCTATGGCGAACAAGATATATATTTAACAAGTAAACCTGAAATAACTTTTTTTCATGCTACATATCAAAGGTATTCTAATTTTTCGTACGAATCTATCCCGCAATATTTTAATCTAACGCCAAATTTTGGTAATAAAGTTTCTGTTGTTCTGTCTAAAAATGGTGATATGATGGGTAAAATATATTTATATGTAGAATTACCTGCAATTCCTGCAACATTTAATGGTGTTAGTGTCATGAGTGCTTGGAATAAAAAAATTGGTTTTGCATTAATTAACTATATTGAATTTGAAATTGGTGGTAGAGTTATTGATAGACAATATGGTGATTGGATGAATATCTGGTTTGAATTAACTAAAATTAGATACATTGAACATATTATTGGTAATAGACCAGAAATGTATACTTTAACTGCTGGCAAACCTTCTTATACTTTATGGATTCCATTATTATTTGGATTTTGTAGGCAAACATTACCATTACCACTAATATCAATGTATCATTCTGATGTTAAAATTAATGTACAATTTAATCCATTAAATGAATGTTTAATTTATGGTCCAACTTCTAGTATTACTGTTTCAAGTAATGTAGTTAACTATCAATTTGGTGAAATTATTCAACAAACTCAAGCAAATACAATTGTCTATAATAAATTTATTTCATTTAATCCTACTACTCAAACATTAAATTATATTAAAATAAATAATAGTGCAAGTTTCTTAACTACATCTGGTAGTAATGGACCTATAATTGGTGTTGATACAAATTATTCTACCAATGTTACAGGAACTGAAGTTGCATATATTAGTAAATCTACTACATTAAGTTTCTTAAATAATCTAACATTAACTGCAAGTCATTTATATGTTGATTATTTCTTTCTCGGTGACCAAGAAAAATTAAAATTTTCTAGAGCATCATTAGAAATATTATTTGAATATATTCAATATGATACTGAAAGGGTATTATATAATGCAGCGAATCAAATTAAATTAGGATTTATTCATCCAACCAAAGAGCTATTCTTTAGAGTTCAACCTCAATATCTTGTAACTGGTGGTTTACGTGATGTATTTAATTATACTGATGGTGTATTAACTACTAGTAAAACATTAATTCAACAAGCTGCATTATTATTAAACGGTAAAGATAGAGTTAGTATGAGACCAACTAATTATTTTGAATTATTAGAAGTATTCCGTGGTCATACAAACTCTCCACAACCAGGCGTATTAGTATTTTCTTTTGCTTTTGCTCCTGAAGACTACCAACCATCTGGTGCATGTAATTTTAGCAGAGTTGATGATATAGTTTTACAATTGATTTTAAGTAAAAGTGTATCGTACACAAATCCTGCATTAGTTAGAGTATATGGTAGTTCATATAACGTGCTTAAGATTGAAAATGGCAGAGCACGTGTTGTATTTGATAACTAAACTCGGAATGCTAAAGCATTCCTCCTGTTGCTACGCAACGTTCACTTCGTTCACATGAACTCGTAATGCTAAAGCATCACTCCTGTTGCTACGCAACGTTCACTTCGTTCACATGAGCTTCGCTCATTTAAGGGATTCGCTATG